AACTCAGACATATTTATTCGTCTGTCAGCAACATAGATATATTCATTAAAGTCAATTAAAGCTTCAGGTGCTCCAATCATTCTCAATAAACATTCTATAGACTTTCTTGTTCCTTTTGACTTGAAAAGGTATGCTGAGTTAATTATTATATTTCTAAAAAATTGATAATTGATTTCCTCAGGTGTTGGTCCTATTTGAAGACCTGGAAATCTATTTGGTTGAGTTGTAAATACGGCCTGTAATAACTCCTCTTGTGATATCGGTGAAAAATTTGTTACCCATCCAAGAGTCTGCGCCAAATTTTTCAAAAGTTGTGATGGTATATCATTTTGAACGGTATAATGAACACTATTTATATTTCCAAGTGCGGTTATAAATGTTCTTGTTTCATCAAAACTTCTTCCGTAAATCTGAAGTAATTTTTCAAATTTTTGATCGGGTGTATCAAATTCTTTTAGGGCTTCCGTTGTTAAGAATCTTGATATAATATTGGTATTGTATTGATCGAGATTTACGGCGAACTCATTAATTTGAATTAGATAATTATCAAACGTTACTGTTGATATGTCCAAGTTCCAAACTCCTCCTTTAGTCCAAGTGGCACTTTGTTTTGTGATTGCAAAACTTCCATCTTCTTGTTCGATCGGAACATAAAATTGAGCGGTATATGGTGGTGTTATACTTCGGTTCAATAAAAAATTTTCAACAGGATCAAAATCCAAATTATAAACTCTATTAACTTCAAAATCGTTTGGTCTTATTACCAAGTAATCGTTTGTTGAGGTCAATCCGCTAAATGGATTTCCATCAACGATCATTTTTAGAGTGGTTGAATTACTATCCGTTGGAAACAAGTAGTTTAATGGATATTGTTGACCATTAACAAACAAAATATATTTTTTATATTCTAACTTCATGTTTCTAAGTGGTGAAACTTGAAATTCGTTAAACATCATATTTGTCTCGGCATTTACCGTATAATCTATTTCGAAAGGGTTAAGAATAGAAGATATATAAATTTCTAATGTTGTATCATCCGCAACCTTATCATAAGATATGTTAAAAGCTGTTGTTTGTTTTGCAAATGTTGGTGTTGTTGAATTTACCTCTAAGGCCGCAGGAAAATAGTTAATTATTTTTGTAACCGAAACTGAAAATCTTTTTACTAGTGATCCGTATTGAGTAAAGTTTGTTACTTGCGATAAATCATAATTCGGATAAACTCTATAGTTGTTTGCTAAAATTTGCGCCGATTCAACTTGGTTTGAAATATTTAAAGACTCCAAATTTATTGGATCTGAGAAAGTTCCTATGGTAAAGGTTCTATTTCGTTTTTCACTAATACCTGTTGTAAAATTAAAGTTCGCCTGAGTTAAACCACCTCCAGTAACTAATTGAACTCCAACCAAGTTATTTGAGAATTGGTCGGCAGCACTGCTTTGAGAGGGACAGTATATTTTTTCAAAAGCCATTAAGCCGTAATGTTGTTAAATGCCTTAGAGAAATCGATATTTTCATTTCGATCTTGTCTAACCTCATAAAGAAGAGTATTAAATTGATCTTTGATTTCGTATAAGTTATATTGTTTGTAAATATTGTTATTAGAGTCGTAAATTGTGTATATACCGTCTTCCATAGATTTTGTTTGATTCCCATAAAGAGCGATTGCTAATGTTGAAATATCATGGTCGACAATTTCGATTTCCGTAGTAATTGGATTGAAGTATGTGTTGATTATAATAATATTTTGATTGGGTTGTCCTATAAATGGTGTTGCGCTTGGTTTATTTGTTGGTGAAGATGATGGTGATAGAGTGCAAAACAATAAATTTGTTGTCCCTTCTACATATCTATATCTTATCGATTTTTGAATTGTGTTCGTTAAGTTCTGAACAACCGGTTCACAATAGAAGGAAGATGTAATAATTCTAAAAAAGTTAGGTATTTTTGTCCCATCAGAGTTGAGATATTCAACTCTAAAACCAACTAAACCTTGATTAACAAATTTGTTTTTATATTGTGATGGAACATTATTAAGGTCAATAACAATACCTTTAACATTTGGTAATGATGATAAAACACCACAATCAGTTATTAAGGTTCTAATTTCAGCAGGTCTTATCATCAGAGTGTAGATACCCAATTTGTTAAATTGGTCTGCCGGTAATTTCAAATTATAAAGTCCTCCTAAGATTTCAACACTACTTCCTCCTGTATTGTTATTATTGAAATACGGTCTCAACACGTCTTGAGCGTTCAAAGTTGATAAAACAAAGTTTTGTGTGTCATCTCTAGATTCAGTATAAACCATTACGATTTCAACATCCTCGGGGCTTACGTCCGCCGGTCTTATATTTCCATAATTGCCTGTTGCCATTTCTTTTCTTTTTTATAAATATTTAAGTTGATACTTTTTCTATTGTAAAATATTTGTATCCGTATTTTTGTAAATCACCAATATTATCTACCTCACCCAACCTCATCACGTTTTCTAATGGGGTGTATTTACCTCTTTCTATATACACGTTAGTTATTATTTCTGCTTGGTCAATAACATTCATCAAACCTTCATCTTTTGTTATCCCCGTCATAATTATTTCACCAGGAACTAGTCCATAAGAATTCACAAAATATATTGTAAAATCTTCATAGTCATGATAAATCATATCGTTTATGGTATATGCGGTATATGTGTTAGAGGGGTCAACACCATAAAAAGTTCCAATCGCACCTGTTGATCCCGTCACTTGAACTCCCAAAACAAATTTTCCTGCAACTAAATTATTTTTTGGCCCATATTGTGCCAAGTCATTTACTGATGATTCCGTTAGTCCCGTTATTGGAAATGGAACCGTTGTGTAGTTGTATGAATAATAATCGTTAATATCGGTATTAGAATCTCCCGTAAAAATATAGTCATAACTTATGGGGGTTGCACTCCAACTACCTCCAGCAGGAAAAAATGTTATTGATCCTTGTGGGTTTGGTATTGTTGCGTTTGTGAAAGGGGTTTGAATTTGTTTTTGGACTTTTGAAATACCCCAAGGTGATGTTGCCGTTAATGTGATTGTATAATTATTTTGTGCCGTTGGGTAAACGTGAGTCAAAGGTGTAATACCTAAAACAGGTTGTGTTGGCGATCCGTCTCCCCAATCAACAACAAAGGTCACGACACTTAGAAATTTTATTAGTTCTAAATCTGATGTGTTATAAAAGACATATGTAAATGGGTTTATTGTGTCTGCCGTTACAATAAAATTATTTAATACATCGGCTTGTAAAACCATACCATCGACTGGTGAGTAGTAACCTATATCGATAGTTGTTTCTGTAATCATAATATTTACAGAAAGACCGGTCATAAATGATGTTCCTTCTGTATTTCCACTCAACAAATATGACATAGGTAAATAAACTCCTGTTTGACCTATGTCAGATACCGATGTTGGTGAATTGACCAAACAACAAGGGTCCAAAATTTCAAAAATGTTTGTTAGTCCCGTAAAACCGGCAAAAACCAAATCACTTTTGATGTTTTCGGGTGATATTATAAATTTGTAATCAGGACTTTCCATTATGGGTTCACGTATTCATACCAAATTATCGGTGATGTCGTATCGCCAACTCTAAGTTGAGTTGATGTAGAAAACACTTCGTATGTTTTATCACTATAATTCAAATTCACTTTATAGTAGAAATAGTCTGCATTATTAAACTGAAATTTATTTGGTGTAATTAAATCTTGTTTGGTGTTGGTCATTTGTTTAAACACACCAAGTCTTGCGTTAAAAAATTTAGCAGTCATATAAAACTCAGATATATCAATAAAGTTTCTACTTCTTAACCAATAAATATAAAATCCTTCTTTATCTGCACCAATACTATCTAAAACCATGGTAGGTTTTTTGATCTCAACGGGGGGAAGTAAATTATTTAAAACCACGGTTTGTGTGAGACCTTGTTGAATTGGAAGAATTATTGATAGATATATTTGTTGTGTTCTTTCATCTTGAGTATCATAAAGATCAAGTTTGAAAAAAGACCTAGTAAAAGGTTTTGAATAATAATAAACTTCCTGAGTTGAAAACCCCTCATTCAAATATGAACTACTCCAATTACCAACGGTATTTGCAGTTATGGGTTGTGAATCATCATAAAAATTAAACTCGTAGTTAATTGCCATGTCAAGATTTGGAAATGTGTTATGTGAAAATCTTGCAACCTCAAAATCTGCAGCAATTCCTGTCACTTCTTTGATCGCGTTTGCTTCATATTCAGAAATACTATCATCACGACCCATGAAGTCCCACTGCATGTTGATAGGAATGTTCAAATACTTGTTAGTATCATCTTTCACTATTTTTACTCTACTCGCATTCATCTACAGTTGGCTCAGGTATTGTTGTTGTGTTTATAGGTAAAGCACCTACTTGTGCGTAATCGCTTGGTATATTGTAATTTTCAGGTGTTATTTTAAAAATTGTATTCAAAAATGGATAGTGAGCATCATTCAAATAAGGATAATCTACACCGACACCGTCAGTATCAACAAACCCATAAGGATATAAATCTCTCCATCTAAAAAGTGCATTTGTTGTTGAGTAATAAGCATAATCAGGAATACCAACAACGTTAATCGAACTACCTTCCTCAATGTAGTCAGAAAATGCCCTTATTTGTATTGTTCTATGTGGTTCATAAAAATAACCA